AAACGGGTTTTCTGAGTTATAAACTTTAGAACAACCTAAAGAAATCAATAATCTATCCGTAACGAATTCAAGATATTGTGACATTAAATCAGAGTTCATACCAATCAAACGAACAGGTAATGCTTCAAGAATAAATTCTTTTTCAATTTCCAATGCTCCACAGATAATCTCTTTGATTTTCTTTTCACTAACTTTCTTTTGGATGTGGTTATTATGTAAGTGACATGCAAAGTCGCAGTGCATACCCTCATCTCGAGAAATGAGCTCATTGGAGAACGTTAATCCTGGCATTAAACCACGTTTTTTGAGCCAGAATATTGAACAGAATGAGCCAGAAAAGAAAATACCTTCAACAGCCGCGAACGCAATTAATCTTTCAACAAATGACCCCGATTCAATCCATCTAAGAGCCCACTCTGCTTTTTTCTTAATTGCCGGTACTGTTTCAATTGCATTAAATAATTTATCTTGTTCTTGTTTGTCTTTGATGTATGTGTCAATCAACAATGAATATGTTTCACTGTGAATGTTTTCCATCATAATTTGGAAACCGTAAAACATTTTTGCTTCAGTGTATTGTACTTCATTTACAAAGTTCATTGCAATGTTTTCGTTTACAATACCATCAGACGCGGCAAAGAATGCCAATACGTGTTTAATAAAGTGTTGTTCGTCTTCGTTTAGTTTGTGTTCCCAATCGTAAATGTCTTGTGCTAAGTCAATCTCCTCAGCAGTCCAAAAACACGCTTCTTGTTGTTTGTATAATTTCCAAATATCATGATGTTGAATTGGAAATAAGACAAAACGTCCGGGATTTTCTTGTAAAATCTTTTCTGTCATGGTGTATATTATTAATTTCTATTTAATGCTTCTTGTCTCTTCATAAACGCATCCTTAATTCTTTCGGAATTGTTTTTTTGTTTTTCCTCTTTGTGCCCGAGGAGTGTAGTTTGTGACTCTGTATCAATAACCAAAAGTCGGTTGTCGAACTTACAATTTTGCCATATGATACCATCTCGACCAATTCTTGACTTAAGTAATGTCATGGTCGCTAAATTGTGTTCTTTTTGTTCAATAGTTTTACCTATTGATAAAATAACGTGAGCGATTTGGGCTTTCTTAATTGAACCCCCCATTTGGTCACTATTAACTACTTCAGATGAGATTGATTCCCTGTTACCTTGTGTTGCAGTCCAAATAACAATTCCAAATTCACTCGTCATTGCCTCCAAACTTCTCATTACCGAACCTTCACCTTTCCATTCTTCACCAAATTGTGATTTTTCAGGACTGATACAGTCAACGTAATCGATAACAAGTAGGTCGATTTTCTTACCTTCTGAATTTCTCTTCCTTAATCTTGACTTGATTTCGGAGATAGTAACAGAATCACTTGGTAATTTCATGATGTCCAAACTTCCTTTACTTTGTGTTTGAACTTCGTTGATTTTTTCTTTTACAAAATCTTTGTTTTCAGGTTGTTCATCTGGAGCAATACCCGACCAAATAGTATAGTGTTTCTTTTTAATATTGTCGGGATTATCCTCAAAGAATATTTGAAGGACATTATAACCGTGTAAATAAGCAGTATTTGCAAATAGTGATAATATTGTGGTTTTACCTGTTCCTGTAGGTGCTAAAACCACACCAAGTTCTCCCATTCCTAAACCACCTTTTAAAGCCGAATCAAGACCTTCAATTCCTGTTGGGATTGGTTGTCTATTATCTTTCTCTAAAGCCGCATCAATATTATGGAAAACATCCATACACTCTTCAGGTGGTAAACCAACCTGTAGTGCTTTTTGAATTATACCTTCAATCTTATGGTACTCTTGGAATTTACCATTTTCAATGATAGTGGTAACCATTTTGAGTTCCTTCTTCAAATTTTGTTGTTTACAAAAATTTAAAGCTTCTTCTCTTACCATTGGGTCGTCCACGGTATTTTCTTTAATATCGTGGATAGTGTCCAAATGTATTCTAGCAGTCTCTTGAGAACCTAATTCAAGAATTATAGTTTGACACAAACTTTGATAGTCTGGTATCTTACTATACTTCTGATAGTATTCTTTTATGTGGGCGGTTATGAATCTAAAAGAACTATTATCAAAATATTTGCTCTCGATTACATCAATAATCTGCTCCCCATACTTTTTATCTTCTACTATTGATTTAATTAATGTTTGTTGGAATGATGCTCCGAGAAATCCAAAATTTTTTTCTGACATAGTTTTTTAATTTTTATAATTGGTAGTTTAAATAAGTTCTTTCCAAATTTGTAGACGACAAAATGTCGGTTAAATCCGACAGGTATCGTTTTAAATATGGGCGAATGTCTACCGTATATCTCACCTTTGGATGGAAGATATTCGCGGGAAACATCCTTTGAATAAATACATCGTCACCCATCTTAATTTCAAGTAAGAAGTACTCTTTTTCATTTTGTTCATCAGTTTCTGCAACCTCTAAACCGTAAAAATAATCACGATTTTCGTGTAGATAATCCAATGTTTTTGTTTTCAAATCATCAGTAATATCGATACAAATATTTTTAACGTAATAATGTAAATCCATAGAACGTCTGGATTTTGGATTATGCTCTCTTACGTTAAAAAAACGTTGGCAGATAATGTTACCTTCTAGCGTCAAAAGGAACTCGAACTTTGTTACATCTTGATTACTCATTGTCTCTAATTTTAATTAATTTTTTATTTTTTTCTTTTCTTGTTAATCTTAAAAAAGGATTTAGGAAGTTTATCCACGCATCATCTGATTTTGGTAAGAGTAGGAATATTCCGTCCTCCATCATCATCTTCATCGTGTTTTTATATGAACGACCCTCAGGGTCAATCAAATCGTTTATAAGTGAATTAATAGATTCTTTGGCCTCATCTGTTAGAAAGGGATTCTCGAGACTTACTATTCGACTATTCACGTCAAAAAATTCTTCACCAAGTATTCCATATTTGGTAACACCTGTCAATAAATTTTTAACAATGTTATTGTCGTTGTCCTGTTCAAAAAGATTATTAAATCTTTCTAATACAAATTCAATAGAAATTTCTTCGGTTTTAACTTCAGGTACCATAGAAACTAATCTTCTAACACCTAAGTTTTTAATACCCGCAATATTATCTGAAGGGTCCCCACAAATCATCTTAACAATTTTAATATTTTGAATTAAAATTTGTTCATGGTCGTACACAAACATATCATTAGGTTGATATATTTTACTGTGTGATGGGTTATATAATCGGGTATTTTCTGATACTAATTGAGTCAAGTCACCATCTGAAGAGAAAATAATTTTACTCTCTTTGGGCGAATTTTGAGAATAGTATGCAATTGAATCGTCGGTTTCACAAAATTCGTATTCCCCTTGTCTAACAAAAAGTTCTTCGAGATATTGTTTAACTCTGTTTCTCTGTTTTCCATACGAGTGAATTTCTTCTTCACTGCGTATTCTAGATTTACGATTTTCTTTGTATTGATGATAGAATCTTTTTCTCGTTAAAGAACCATCTTGACCATCCCAAAAAACAACGATTTTATCTAAATGATGAATCTCAATTGTTCTTCTTAGGGTATTAATAAAATGATAAATTCCACCAATATGTTCTCCCTTATAAAAGTGATTTTTTAAACCAAAAAAACCAATAGTAAGTAAATTGTCTCCATCTACTAATAATACGTTAGGCATTAATCATCACTCTTATAGGGTTAAACAAAAATTAATCTTCTTCTTCGTAATCAAAAGTTGTTGATTCAGCTAAATCAAAATCCGTAGACCCTAATTTATCTCTCCAAAAACTTGAATATTCTTTTTTATATCCTTCCAAAGCTTCTTTTGTATCCGCGATATAACCATTGTGAACAACGATAACTTTACCATCTTTATACCCCAAACCATTTACGTGGTTTTTAAGAATAGAGATTTTAGTTCTAACGGCGTAAACAACTTTTCTACCGTCTTTAGTTGCGTCGATATGGTTGATACCTGATTTCTTTTGATTACCAAACAAAAAGATTAATGAGGATGCCAATTTCAACGCTTCACCACCTTTTGGTTTAATTTCGGGTTGACCCATTGGGTTATCAGGTAGTTCTACCCATGGTTGATTTACTACCACCATTGTGAGAAAATATGATGAATCTTTAGATGGATAATCTTCTTTTTTAGATTTGGTAATTCTTGAATGAATACCCATACCAATTTTATCCGATAAAACACTAGCGTTGTGTTGTTTACCACCTTTACCGTCAAAAGTCATCTTACATGGTATCGAACCGATAGAATCCCAACAGAACAAAATGTGTCTTGGAATTTCACCTTTTTCATGTGCATCGATAATATCGTTGATGAAATCGGTTGCTTGTTCAATATAGTCAAATGAATCATTGAAAATGAAATCACCTGTCCATTCACCGTTTGAATCTTTTTCGGCTTGAAAACCCAATTCAATTGCGTGTTCCCATTTCCATTTTCTCTCAGTAATGATTAGTACAGGTAAATGACCTTTCTTTTGTGCGTCAACCGCGGCTAAAATCATTGCGGTGGTCTTAGAAGAGTTAGTATGTCCTAAGAACATATTAATTCCGCCCATTACAGGTCCGGGTAATCCACACGCATTGTTAAATGCCTCACCACAATAATAGAAGTTTTCGTCCTTATATTTTGTTTTCGATGAGAATTTGGATATATAATCAAATTCTTTTTTCTTGATTGCCATTGTATTTTTTATAATTTTTTTGAAAAAGAGAGCATGGACAATATGTCTATCCATTTGTCCATGCTCATATTAATTAAAATGGTAAATCGTCGTCTCCTTCAGCGTCTTCTTGTGGGTCGAACTCAGGAGCTGATGTTGTCTTGACAGGTGTTGACGGTGTTGATGGTCTTGACATTTCAAACTCTTCTGTGGAATTTGAAACATATTTACCTGTTGCAGTATCCCATCTTGGAACTTCACCTCTCGCAACCATTTCTAAATATTCTTCAGGTTTTTTAGAATATACATCAGACCAAGTCAATTCGTCGTTTAACCAAGTTGACGCTACATCTGAATCCGTGTGTAACGGAGATTGGTCTTCAGGGATGATTGATGTGATTGTTGTGTATTCTCTACCATTACCAGCTTTACTAAGATTTAAATTAATAATCAAATCTCTACCTTTTTGTGGGTCGGTAATGTCTCCTTTGTTTTTGAAAAGAGGATAAATTTTGTCTAAAACACCTTCATTTTTGGTGTTGTGTTTAAATCTCCAAAATTTCACACCATCTTGTTCTCTTTCTCGGTCAATTACTTTAACAATGTAAAATTTACGTGAGCGGTACTGACGAGCTAAGACCTTGTCTCCCTCATCTCCCGTCATCATTAAACCTTCGTAAACTTCATTTAAAGGTGAACGTTTTCCGTCCTTGCTTGGGTCATAAAGTTTAACCCAATTTCCATCAACTTGTACTTCATGGAAATAAGCTTCTTTAAATGGTGAACCACCATCGTCAGATGGAAGGATTCTAATTCTTCTTTCACCACTTCTTTCACCTTTTGGTAAAACGGTGGTAAAATACTTTTTCATTCTATCCTCTTGGGATACCTTGTTTGAGCTGCCGCTTGCGGCCTGTTTGTTTTTTTCGTACTGTGCCAGTACTGATTCTACTGTTGACATATTGTTTGTTTTTAAATGTTAGAAATGTATTTCTATGTAAAGTATAGACAAAAAAAGTCAGATTACAAAATCTGACTCTCTTTTTTTTAAAAATGTTTTTGAGGGTTACTCTAAAGTTAAAAGATACAGTAATTTATTCAATAAACCAAGCATCTCATCTCTTAAATTCAACAAGTCGGTGTCGACTCTATCATCCAAGTCCTCTGAAAACTCTATTAAAGCCTCCGTACAAACTTTAACCATGTCTGAAGGATTCACATCCGAAAGATTGACTAATTCGATTTTCTTGGTTTCTTCGTCCAATACGAATCTACCATACTTACCCATTGATATTTCAACAAACTCATCGATAAGGTCTGATAATTCGTCATAGGTCTTTCCAAAGGCCTCGTGTCTGGCAATACCTTTTGTTTGCCAATGGTTTATTTTCATTTGTACTTGTAAACCTAATAAAAAGTTTACTTTAGAACTTAAATTCATCTTCTTCTGTTTCTGCGTTAAAGCTATCTCTTATTATATCGTTTGAATAATCATCAATATCTTGTTTAGTCAAAACGTATTCATTTTTACCACTTTGTTCCATCTCACCTTGTTTTTGTGCAAAGAACTGTTGTGGATTCATATTAAATGGGTACGAATCTAAAGAACGTAACTCCAATTTTTCTTGTGGGGTTTTTTCTTTCATGGACTCGACCTTATTTCCAAGTTCGTCAATTTTATTCATAACAGAATCCATTTGGGATAATTTTTGTTCTAAATCGTTGAGCTTGCTGAAAACACTTTCCATCTTATCAACAACAGCAGTGTTGTCAGATTTATTGTCGTCTAAATCCTTTTTAATTGATTTGGTCATGTTAACTAAATCAGTAATATCAATTTCTTCGGTGTCTGATGCACCCGGTACATCACCTGTCGGTGGTGGTACATCTGCAGGAGGTACATCCGTAGGTAAAGCGGGGTCTGCCGGTGGAGCATCCATAGGCGCCGCATCCATAGGAGGTGGGGGAGGTACTTCACCCTGTTCCATTAAGGTTTTCGCGTATTTATTAATCGCATTGTATCTTGCGAGTTCCTCCATTAATGATTTTTCTAGTTTTTTCATAGTTAGTCTTGTAAAAGTTGTCTACCGTCTTCGGTTATAAATTTTTTATTCAATCTTTCAACTATACCATCTTTAGACCTGATTACATAACATTCACCAGTTTGAAGGTCACATTCTTCTCTTTCCATTCCATCATTTGAAACAGACTTAACGTGTTTTGGATTTTCCATATAGTTATCCAATGTTTTATTTAATTTTTCGTTGTTCATGGTACTTTCTTTAATAAATATCTAAAAAACTTAAAAACTTATATTTTAATCCATTTTAAAATAAACCACATCCCCATCGTATAATCCTAATTCGGACATTAACTTTGGTGACATACCCATACCTATGGTTGTGGATGAAGGCCCAACACTAATAGGTCCCTCAACTACAATTTGTCCAACGTTCTTATCTAATTGATAACTTGGGTTCAAGGTGAGGGTTTTACTGTTTTTAGGATTTTTAAAAGTTGTTTTAGCGGTTTTAATTACATCGACAGTAATACTTTTTGATAATTGGAAGTAAACATTAAAGAATTTATAATCTGTAGATTTAATATCAGACCATCTTATACCATTGGCAATGTTAAATCCTTGGTCATCATCAATCGGGTATTTTTCACCACCCATTTTATATACCACAGTTCTTAACCATTCCTCATTACCATTTTTTATTTTTTGTATCAAACGAGTTTCATTGTATCCGTTATACGGGACACCAAATCTATTTATTCCAACATCTTGAACAATAGTCTCACCTTGTACTAATTTACCTTGTCTATCCGTTATATATGGTATTTTCTGATATATAACTGTGTCTTGTGTATCGGTACGATTAGTTTCTCTTTGTTTAATTTTGGCAATTGCTTTTGCTTGAATTTTATCAAAAAGAATTCTATAACTTGCAACAAATGAATCTTTTGGGTCAGGTAATGATGTATATGGTATTCTTGTTCCTGAAAAACTTGTTGAGATGTTGTTACCCTTAATTTGATGAGATACTTCAGTAATCCAATATGAACCTCTAAACATTGGTATGTTTTTTAAATAGAAGAACATTGTTGGTTGAATCATAACATTACCCATCGCGGTTACCCCACATTTATATGATGCTTGTTTATAGTAGTCAAATAAACTCACGTCAACATTATGAACACCGGCACCTGATGCGGACCTTGATAGGTCTTCTAATACTTGAAAAGATTCTGAAGTATTTTTAAGTGAGGTTTGGTCAAGTGTAACTCCTTTGAATATACCTTGGTTTTGGTCACCGAAACTTACCTCAAACGCAACAACCCTATTAGATTTTGATAAATCATTTTGTGAAAAACTATCTAAAGAGGTAATCAGTAGGGGATTAGGTGTTTGTCCCCCAATGTAGAAACTGTCATCATTAAATTTATATGCTTTACTGTTTGACATATCAACCCTTTTTGACGTTTGACCAACCAATTGAATAATTACTTTTGGTGTTGCTTCTTGATAATCAACTTCTAAAAAGGTTCCAAATAAAGTGGATGCAACTTTTTTAGACGGTGTAATCTTATTTTTATTCGTCAAATTATTTCCATAGAAATTAATATATGCCGGAAGAGCTCTCATGTCTAACCCCGTACCTTGAATTAACATGGATATCGCACTATACAAAGAAAGTTTAGAATTTCTGGTATCGAGTAGTGGGGTAAATTTATCTATGTTAAGATAAAATTTATCTCCAATATCTCTATTCGCCTTATCTAAAAACAAAAATTCTTCAAGTAATAATCTTTGACCAATTGAATTACCAGCGGTCCATTTATCGTTAAATGATTTGAAAGTATTATAGAGCTCTAATTTTGTTTGAGTTGAGTTGTATCCTCTGAACATATCAATACTTGCAGCCGGATTAGCAGTGGAAGTACTACTCAATTTTGAAAATTGTGGTAATAATGTGTTTAAAAATAATGCAAGTCTAGCTTCAGCACCATTTGCAACAATCTTACCGTCGTTGTTTTTTATTAAGATAGAATTTTGAAGATAGGTGATAAACGCTGATTTAGTATTTGTTCCACCAGCTTTACGATATCCTCCATATATGTGAACTAAAGGTCGATGTTTTTTTATGTTATCTTCGGTTAATTTAATATCCATCAAACTAAAGAAATTAACATAATAACTATCTATGTCCTCACCAATATATAATTTAATTAAATTTAAATTTGTTGTTGTTAAATCGGAGGCACTAAATGGTTGTGGAGAATAACTAGTAAAACTTCCATATGGTTCTATTTTCGTAAGTCCATATAATGAATACGCATCAATTTCTTTTGGATTGGCCAACGTGAATTTTATTAAATTACTTGAACTTAAAATATCAGTTGTAATTGTCTCCGCGTTCTTTTTTTGTCTTTCTTTTAATGTTGTCTGAATTAACAAATCAATATCATTACTGTCGTCGTCTTTCTTTTCAACAACTGATAATTTTTTTAATAAGTCTTGGAATTTAGGATAACTAACATTTCTAAAAATCCTATACGGTATTTCTTCATTTAATTTTTCACTAGCGAAATCAAGGAAGAAACTTTCAAAGTATTCGAGTATTTGAGGACTGAAAGTACCAATAAGGTCTAATGCCTTTTTGTAGTTTGAAGATATTGAATATGTGTTTCCTGTTGTTCTAAAATAATCATATGGACTCGGGAATGTTTGTCCACTAAAACTAGTTGATAGGGTATCATCCAAATACCAAATTGATTTAAAACTTAATTCTTCAGCCAAATTAAATGAATTACCATCCGAAATAGAATTGGTTTTGTGTCCACCTACCGATGGTAATAATGTGTAGTTTTTATCAGAACTAATGTATTTTGAATTATCCATCACCACATCCCAATAATTCATA